AGTCTGACGAGACCATTGCATCACTGAAGCGTGAACTTGCTGCCAAAGATGACATCATTCAAGAGAAAGATATACGCATAAAAGAAAAAGATGAGCGTATCGCTGATCTCGAAAAACTTGCTGAGGAACGCTTGCATCGTATCGCGGAACTTCGTCGCTATATTGACGAAAACAATATCAGCATGACCGATTACCCATTTCCTATTGGCGCAGCTGACGATGCCAAACAGTCTCGCAAACGTGTGTAATTCGTCCAAATGTTTCCCCAAGACAATAAATGAATGTTAATGGAATCGAGAAAACCACCCTAAATAAAAGCGTCCCAAAAACCACAAACATTTCCCTCCACCTCCACCTTGCTCAAAATCGTGGAACGTCGATAAATAGACGGATTCATAGTATACAAGGGCATTGTGGAGAAACAAGAATGAAATGGTGTAAAGTGGAATTAGGTGGATTTTGGTAGAATTGAGTGAGAAATAACAGCCAAATGTTTCCCCGCCATTCCCCACAAACCCTGAAATGGGGAAACAAATGGGGAATTTTGAGAAACATTTGGGGAAACAAACAATATTAAAACCACGAATATGATAACAATTTCTTTAGTATATGACCATCGCGGAAGAACTCCGAAAGGTGAGGAAGGACCCATCGAGGTTCGTGTTACCAATAATCGCAAACATTATTATATAGGCACGGGTGTGCGCGTGTGTAAGAATAGGTTTGCGGCTGGTGTAATCCGCGACACAAAAGATACGAGCGATGCAGACATGTTGAATGAGCGCCTGAAGACCATCACGTCGTTGATTGAGCGCGAGGTTAATAAATGCCTGGAAGAACGCCGAGAAGTGGATGTGGCTGACATCCGACAGCGTGTGTGGTCGTTAGAGGTTGCGCAGACTGATGGCGAGCCTACCCTGGTGAATTGGATCAGGGAGCAAATACCGATGTTGAATGTATCAAAGGGTACAAGGCAGAAATATACGACTCTATGCAATAGAATGTTGCAATATGATAAACTGATACGATGGGAGCAGCTGAGCACTGAAGCGATATACAACTTCGATGCTTGGTTACATCAGCAGGAGCGCCCACTGACGCAGACTGAAAAGGAAAACGGACGCGAACCTCAGAAGGTTGGCGATGCTGGTGTTGATTCATACCATAAAAGCCTGCGGGCCATGCTGAATCGTGCTCTGAAGATGGAAAAGATAGATGCGAACCCCTACGACCGTCTGCGTGGTGAATTTAGAAGTGGTAAGCGCGATAGTGTGGACTATCTGACGGAAGAGCAGATGCAGAAGGTGATGGACATCACGCCCGTGCCTGGCTCGCAGGTGGCAATGGCTCGCGACTTGTTTGTGTTCCAGATGTACACGGGTTTAGCATATAGTGACACACAACGATTCGATATTAACCAATATCGCGAGGTGGATGGTCGTTGGGTGTTCATGGGCGAACGTGTGAAGACGGGTGTGCCTTATGTCTCAATGTTGCTGCCTCCGGCTGTCGAGGTGTTGCAACGTTACGGCATGAAGGTACCAAGGATAAACAATCAGCGATACAACCAGATGCTGAAGGCCATCGGTATGGTCATCGGAATCGAGAAATTGCACAGTCACATGGCTCGCCACACCTTTGGCACCTGGATGCTATCTCAGGGCGCAAAGATAGAAAACGTCAGTCGCATGATGGGGCACACCAACATTACACAGACACAGCGATATGCGAAGGTGTTGGCAAAGGATGTCTATGATGATTTCGACAAGATAGCCAAAAAGCTGAAGAAATAAAAGAGTGGCACTCATTCCTGGGTGCCACTATTCTTTGCCAATTCTTGATTCATGCGTCGCATTTCCTCCGCCAATTCATTTGCTTCTTCCTCGCTGATGGGCGACTCCCATTCTTCGTCGTCCTCGAACAGTTGTGGGAATAAGTCGCTGGCTTTCTTTCCTTGTGGATCTCGCATGGTGTACATGCTGGAATATACTACCTGAGCCAATAATTGGAGCTTGATGCGGTCGCGCTTGCGATAGCCTTCGATGATGCTGAACGTTTCCCAATATTGCAGGTCATACAGGAACTCACGACGCGGGATTCCTATCTCGCCCACGAACAGGGTGTAGATGTCGTGGGCGGTTGTTAGTTTTTTCCCTTGGCACCTTTCTTTTTTTCGGCATTCTTGGATACCTGCTTGGGTAGTTGATACCAATCATTATACAACGAAATGATGGTGGTAAAAGCGTCGATGATTTCCCGTGGCTGAGCGTTGAACATAATATCGTTATCAACCACGACAGCGTCCTCATTCTTGCTTTGGCTGTAGGCAATAATGGCTGACAGAATGGCATACAGCACTTTCTTCGATGATGACTGCGTATTCTTGTCTACGACAGCCTCTTTGATAAACTCCGAAAACTCCTGACCAGTGTAGTCGGAGAATAAAATCTCGGTTGCGTAGCAGTAGGCCACCTTGACCTCTTTTCCTGCTATTTTGATTGTTGCTTCTTTCATGTCTTCTTTTGGGTTTAGTTAAAAAAAACCGCCCGTCCTGACACGTTGAAACTGAAGATCAAGTGTGGGCGAGCGGCCTTGGTGGGTATTACGCAGCCACGGTGTAGTCACCGTAACCGGTGAGTTGTGCGTCGTAGGTGGCGTTCTGACGGTTTGGTCCGTTCAGTGTCAGCTGGGTGAGCACTACTGAGCCACTTGCGATGACAGAACCTGCTGTGCGGTTGTTGTCTCCGCTGACGTTCGCAATCTTCCATTTGACTGGTGTGCCAGCCTCGTAGATGGTTTCGAGGTCTGCCAATGCCTTTGCACCAACAGCAGAGGTGATAGTCTCGCCACTGCGTACAAGCGCATTGGTGGAAATGTCGTAATTGAGAGCCGTTGGCTCCTGAACCAACCAGTCTCCTGCGGTGTCCTTGGTCGTCGCATCTTCCAAGGTCAGGCTGACATGCAGACTGAGCGTCTTGGCGGCTGCAATAACCGTCGAAGGTGCTGCTGTATTGTCGCTGCCCAGGAACAGGCGAACAAACTGACCCTTGGTGTAAGAGCCAGGCGCAATAACCTCAGTAGCTTCACTGCTGCCAACAACTTCGAGTGCACCAGTGCCAGTGAACTGAAGACTCTTTGTTGAGTTCTCGCGGTCGTTGAAGTTGAATGTAGCGTCGTTTAGGTATGCCGAGCCCTTGCGTGCGAAGGTAGCTTTCTCGCGCGACTGGTTGTCACTGGTTGCAGTCTCGTCCCACATCAGTGTGAACGGTGTCATCGACTTGATGGCGGTGAGCATTGCAGCAGCGTCGGCAACATTGAGTGATTCTACCTGAACCTGCCAACCCTTGCTGATTGTAACAGGCTTTGATGCCATGCCTGTATCATCTTTTGTTGTGGCATCGTCGGTATTATTGGTGAGCGTTACCGTGCAATTAGTCGCCATTCCTACAACCTTATACTTAGCGGCTGTGGTGTCGTAAGTACAGATGCGAAAGTTTTGTCCTTTGAGAGTTCCCATAATTAATCAATTAAATTTTATCAACTCTGAGTGTAAATGTGCCGCGCTCGTAATTTCGACCAACGGCTCCAACGGCATACTTGCAGTCAGCTGGAATTGTGTCAACCAGTTCAGACAAAGCTTCGCGGGTGGGTGCTTCCAGCACGGTAGTGCCGTTCTTCATCAGCTGCTCAATATGTTTGGGCTGCTGGTTTTCTTTTGCTTCTTTACTCATTGTCGTCGTTGTTATTTACATCGCAATGATACTTCAACAGTTGGTGATAGCAAGGCTTTTGGCCATCGTACCAGATTGGGTCGGCAGAGAATTGATAATCGTTGATGGCCGTTTCGTTGGCAATGAGATAAGCCTTAATGGTGTCGCGCACCATCTGGGTCAGGTCGTGCAACTGTCCAATGGTCTTAGCCACTACCTTCACGCCTATCTCCACTTTGTCCTCATTGCTCTCATACATTGTGTCCTTTGAGCCTATGTCGTTTTCCAATCCGTCAAAGGTTACAATAACATAAGGTACGGGGGTGTTGTCCTCGTCAGTGTCTGGAATAGGAATTGCCGTCTCATAGATACGCCCCTCGAACGCTTCTATCACGTCGTCTGAGTTCGCCAATGCCGCTACGAATATGTCATCAGTCGCGAGTCCCATCTGTTGTTGTATCGTTTTTGATTGTTGATTAAATCTTCTTTGGTATAGCATCGGGTGTGCAGGCTTTTACCTCTGCATCCTCACCCGATGCGCACCCAAAAGAAGGAACGAGAGAGAGTTTATGCCTGAGCGGGTTCAGCCTCCTTAACCTCGTACACAGCGAATGCCTGAGTGACGTTGTTGGCACCGTTGATCTTCTTAGACAGGTCGGTCATAGACCAAGCTGTGTTCAGAGTAATCTGGGTGACGTTCTTCTTGGCACCGGTGTAGATGTCCGTAATCATGCGGACGTCGCCGTGCTGCTGGAGTGCGAACCACTCGAAGTAACCGATACCGATGTACTTCTTGGCAGATGGTACGAGATGACCGGCAGAGTCGAGTTCGGTGTTCAGGTAGTGAGTAACCACGTAAGGATAGCCAGCGCAGCGGCCATTCTGTACGACGAAGCCACCGGCAGCACCAGCGATGAGCGGAGTAGCCTTTAGCTCGGCCTCGGTCTCGCGGTCCATAACCAGAACCACGTCGCCCTCGAAGAATCCCTTGTCGCTGAATGCTGCAACAGCCTTCAGGATGTTCTTGTAAGAGTCGGCACCGATCTCGATGTCACCAGCCTTGGCGAGGTTAGCGAACGGGCCCTTGTTGCCGGTCCAGTTGGCGCGAGAGTAGATCTTCTTAGCCAAGTAGATACGGAGAGCCAGGGTGAACTTGCTCTGCACGAATGCCATCAGATCGAATGCGGTATTGTCGATAGCCATGTTGCTGACTGGTACGGTCAGACCGACACGACGCTGCTGTGGCTTGATGTTGCCGAAGTCGAGCACCTGGTCGTTCAGGCTTGCAACCTCTTCGACCTCCTCCATCTCTACGTCGTTCAGGCTGACGGGCCAAATCTCGTCACCAGTGACACCAGTCACGATGCGCAGAGATGCGGGCAGGTCAAGACCCTCGTGTAGAGTAGGAATCATCTCGTGGATGCTCAGAGAGATGGCACCGGAAGCCTTGATATTGTTGGTATCACCCTCCTGTGCAGGCCACAGCAGGATTTCACGGTCAGCCTTACCCTGGCGAACCTGACGGAAATACTCGCGCAGCTGCTCGCCCTTGCTGACTACCTCGCGGTGCTTGGCCAGTTCAGCGTCGGTCATCTGTGCGGTGATCTCACGCATGTTC